GTGTAAGTGCCTTCGCTGTTTTCAGTGACGGAAATAACACGCCAAGTGCTGAGTTGTAGCTCGCTCCAGCTGATGGAGAATGGCGCTCCTGCTGTAGGGGCAAGGGTTAAAGCAGATCCAGGTGTAACGGTATTGCCAACAATCGTTGAGCCTGCAGCAACTCCTAGGCTGCCGTCAGGCAGGACAACGCTGATACTGAAGCTAGAAGGTGCAGTCGCTCCAAACAACTCTGTGTCACTGGTGCTTAGCTTGATCGACGTTGTTGTTGAACCGCTAGTACAACGACCAGACACAGACTGACCAGCTCGCACTGGATCGGCAATCTTGATTCGATCACCAGGGCGAACCGTAATACCAGCAGCTAGATCAGTGTCAAAAGAAACGACTTCAGTCTCTTCAGCGTTGGTATAAAGCAGCCATTCACCAAGACGACGAGCCTGCCCTTGACTGGTGCAAGCAAAAGCATCGATCGACGTTTTTACATAACCAAACTTCTCAATACCTTTGTTGTCTTCAACCAGCTCGTACTGATAGTTGCGAATATCGTTGTCAAAATACTTGACTGAAACACAGGTGTAGCGTGTCTTTCGACTAGAGCCTGAATAGGTAAAACCAGCCTCGGTAACGTTTGTTTGGTTAAAAATGTAAGTGTAATCTTCTGGTCGATCTTGCGAGAAAGCAAGCGTTCCGGCTTCCCAAAACGGCATTGCCCTGAAGACAGAGCACATCTGATTGATCAATTTGTAAGCGTCTTGCTGCGTCTGAATAACAACGTTGCAGCTGAACCTTGGCTCAACACCACCGTTTAAGTTATCGACGGATTCGTTGCAATACTGGGAAGCAGCGTAAAAACTGTAAATATCTAGGTCAGCTGCTTCAACATGATTGCCAAGTCCATAACGCTTGCTAACCAAAAGATCGTATAAGCACCAAACAGGATCTGAAGTCCAGACTGCAGCTCCAAGCGAGCCGTTAAACGTGCCGGTATATAAAATGCGCCCATCAGATTGAACAGTTCCGTTATGCGGAATCTGAACTTTTAGGCCCCGAAGACGATAAGCACGACGGGGGATCTGAGCAAACTGCTGGGCATTGATCTTGAGACCAAACAATGCGCTGTTTGGATAGCGCGTCTTGTAGTCAGCTCTTTCCGTGTAGTCGTACCAGAAGAAATCACTCTGTTCGTTATCGTCGCCCCCTGATGGAGGAGCGTCTCTGTTTACGCGCTTGACGCGAATGGCAACAGGAAAATCACCAGTAACCTGAAATGAGTGCTTTTTCTGAAAAAGATCATTGGTTCGACCTGTAATTTTAAAATTACTGCCGTTGCTTAGGCTAGAAAACGCACCACCGGCATAAGAGACTTCGATGTCATACTCAATCTCCGCGCCATCAACATCTCCGTTGCTTCTAAAGATCTGAAGAGCGGGTGTTCCGATTGTTACTCGAAACGAATTCGTGTCTGTATCCGTAATTGTGCGAGTAACCGGTGTCGCTTGAGTGACCTTTACACCAACTTGAACTGTTGTCTGATTAAGAACATTTAAGTTCTGCAGGACGGATTGATCTTGTGTGCCATAGCGAAACTCATAAGCAGCGTTAGTTGTAACGTCAAAGTTGTAGTCAGATGCCTGAACGTTTGCAGGATCTGCGTCCTGACGCAACACTTGGGTGTTATCAAAGAAAACATCCTTGAGGGCTGCAACGTTGTAAGTTTCAGTTCCTCGGGTATATCCACTTGCAGATGGAAAACCTTCAATCTCGCCTTCGCAAAGAAGATCAACAACTCTTGCTATCTGGTACGAATTAAGATCATCGTCAGCAACGTTGCCAGAACCGCCAGCGCCAGAGCCACTTTTGCCGCCGCCACCGCCGCCCGCTCCAGCAATCCACTTGTCAGTCATATCAAACCACCTCGGTGTTTAAACCAGCAGAGATCGTAATGCTGCCTGTTATTACTTCACCGTAAACAACAGGAACGACAACGCCAGCCCTAGAGACGTTTTGAACACCGCTAAAGCTAAAGTTTTCGCGTGGATCAGCATCCATTTCTGGAGTTTGCGGAACAGGTGTAAGCATTTGAGCGACCCCTCCCAGAATCAAAGATCCGCCTGCCAGTCCAATCGCAGTCATGCTTTTTAAACCAAATGTGGCTGCAGGAACTGCAAGAGAAACAGCTACTAAAGCAACACCCAAAAGAATTTGCGTTGTGCTTCCGCCTGCACCGCTAATTACAGGTGCAATACGAATAGGCTCTGATCCTGCAACCGGATAACCCATACACTCTGGGTGATCGCCAATAGGCAACTGGTGTTTTCCAACAGACACCGTATATTCGCCTTCACTTAGTACAGGACGAAGATCTGGAAAGTTGGCCAGCAAAAACTTGATGGCTTCACCAGGAGTACGTGCCACAGCCTTGAAGCTGCGCTGACCAAGGTGCTTCGCCAGCTTCCCGTAGACCTTGATTACACGCATCATCTCACTGCCCTCCTCGGTAACGGACGATGCGACCGGTGTTCTTTTGATAATAGCCGCCCCAGATGTCTCGGCTAGACAGGCGGCCCTTCACATGATGCAGAAGCCGTTGCTCGCCTACATACACACCAACATGATTTAAGCCGGGTGAATCGCCTAAACGCATGAACACCAGATCCCCCTCCTGCGGCTGGTTCGTTTCTGCGTCAACAAAACCAGTCTCCTCAAAACAACGCTCGAACATTGGGTTGGCATCAAACGCCATGTTGTCCCTGGGACGATCCCAGTCACGCAGTTCAATACCGCGCTCCTCTTGATACCAGTCCCGTACCAGCGTCCAACAGTCAGATACGCCCCAGGCCCACTGGCGGCCAATCAATGGAGCCTTGTAGCCGTTGGGGTCAATGCTCGTCCACGTTCCAGAGCCTGGATTGCAGATGTACCAGCGCAGTCCAGACTTTTCGCAGCCCATGCGGTCTGCATCGCTGGCAATCGCTAGTGACTTGGGGTGGCTGTGGAATACAGCTGTTACCTCGCCAGCTTCTTCTGCATCCGCATAATCGTCTGGGGACAGCACAAAAAAGTCGCCGTCATCAGACAGGTTTTCACAGCGCCAATAACGTTCACGTCCTTTGACGACAACAACCAGGCCACATGCCTCGCGTGGTGACTCTTCCAACGCATGAGTCAATGCGTCAGCCTTCCATTGCGTCATCCGATGTTCCGACCAAGTGACGGGAATGACCCAAACGGTAGGCCATTTGCATCCGATCCAAACCGCCGCTGACAACTGCTTAATCGCTTACCGCAGGTATCCTCAGGCGGAAGATTAGTGGTCGTTGTAATTGTTGGCTCGTCAGCAATGTAAATGCCGTTCATGTCGATTGAAAGGTTGCCAACATCAGTGACATAAACCTTGAGCTTGCCGTTATTGCCCAGTTGAGCAACGTTGTTGCTAAACCCAGTGGTGCTGGTGATTTGAACAGAAATGCCAACGTCGCTAAGCGTCCCCTGGGGCGTGTTGCGGTAGGGGTTTCCACTATCAACATTCTCAACCAAGTTGACAGTCTCGTTAAGGTTAAAAAGACCAGTTGAGCTGACGAAAGCCACGCTTGGTGGGCTCCAGTTAAACGAACGCCCGCTGTAGTGATCTGCTGGCAAACTTCCTGCAGTAAAGCTGAGATCGACCGTCAAGGTTCGCGTTCCAATCGTGTAGGTTTTGCGGACAGTAGACGTACTGGATGTGTTTGCCGGATCGCCATTGTTAACCTCATAGCCAAATGCTGCTCGACGCCCCACCTCAATGTCTCGTGGATAAAAATCCGTAAACGAAACGGCAGATACAGCACCCCGCTGGTTTGTGTCCTCGCCAGTCCAGATCACAGTTTGAGGATTAGCCTGACGGTCATACATCACTAAGTTGCCGTCGGGTTGCATCTTCAACCTGTACTGACCAGCGCCTTGGGGATTCCTAACGCCTTGGCCGTGATCCCAAACAGCCGTACCTGCCTTGTCGTAAATCACTAGGTTGCCGTCAGGCTGCACACGCAACCTGTACCAGCCATTTGATGAAACCAGTTCTTGGTTTTCAAGCAGTTCGTTACCAGCAGTAAGCTGGTTATCGCCAGTGTTGAACGTAAGGTTTGGCGCGGCTTCAGTAATTTCAGAAACGTCGTTTTCTGTAAACTCCTCGCCTTTATAGCCACACTCAGGCCCCCGATACGTCCACTGACAGATATTGTCTAAAGCAATCCGACGCGGAGCGGTAACGCCCTCCATGTCAAATACTGAAGCCAACTCAAACTCAACTAGGTCCCTGTTTTCAGAAACCTTACGGTCAACGTAATACACATCCC